CTGAGAGACAAGAGCACGCCTGAGTACGTTGCCGCCCAGCAGGCCTACATGCAGATGCCATGGCTCCGTAATCTGCCCAACGCGGATTGGATCATCGGCGTCCAGATTGAAGGTCTCAAAGCATTGGAGAGGAAGAAGATGAGCGCAAATAAGCCTGCCAAGGCCGGCGTCGTCCCTTCCAACAAACCGCCCTCGTCCCAGACGGTGGCGACCGCAGGTTCTTCTGACAACCGCACGCCTTCTACTTCCAAGTCGCAGGCGCAGGTTGATGCCCTCCGGCAGCATCTGTCCAAGAAGGGTGGAGTCACGACAAACGAGGCAGTCCAATTCCTCCTGGCCCGAGAGGCGGCCAAGCAAACTCGTTAACTACCATGGCTCTTAGCACCACTTACAACGTCGCGGGGGATCGTGAAGATCTCACCGACTTCCTCACCATCCTCTCTCCCGAGGATACCCCCAAGATCTCCACCTTCGCCAAGACGAAGCGGATGACCAATGCCTACCAGGAGTGGCAGGTTGATTCCCTGACGCCCGTCAGCTTTGGCGGCGTCCTTGAAGGTCAGGATGTCCTCGCCTTCTCCAATCAGGCCGTCAACCGCGCTCGTATCGGCAACTACGTCCAGCAGTTCCGCGAGCAGTGGATGGTCTCCCGCCTGCAGGAGGCGTCCGATGTCGCTGGCGTGTCCAGCGAGGTCGCGAATGCCAAGATGAAGTGCATGCGCGAACTGAAGCGGTCCATCGAGACCTGCATCGGTTCCGACAATGACCGTCAGCAGGAGGCCCCGCCGGCCCCGTACAAGATGCGGGCGCTTGGCAAGTGGATCAGCAACACGCCTGGCAGCGATGTCCCGGCGGCGTTCCGCACCCCCACCGCCAACATCGACACCACCGCCACTGGCTCGCTGGGTGAGAGCGCGTTCAACGACGTGTTCCAGTCCATCTTCCAGCAGGTCGGCGGCCGCCGGTCCTACACCCTGTTCGCCGGTCCGAACCTCAAGCGGGCGATCTCCAAGTTCCAGCGTCAGGAGGGTGCCTCTGGCACCACCAAGACCTATCAGGTCACGCAGGACGCCACCAGCCACCAGATCGACCTGGACGTTACCGTCTATGTCGGTGACTTCCACACCGTGACGGTCGTTCCCGACCTGTTCAACGGCATCTTGGACGGCGCGGATCCGTCGAGCACCTCCAACCAGCAGAAGGCCCGTGGCTACGTCATCGACCCCGAGCTGGTGGGCGTGGGCTACATGCTCGGCATCGAGTCCAACGAGCTGCCGGACCTCGGCGGCGGTCGTCGCGGGTTCATCCTCGCGGCCCTCACCCTGATGGTGAAGAACCCCCTCGGTCTCGGCAAGTTTGCCGCGACCAGCTAACCGTAGCCATCAACACAGGAGGAAACTACCATGGCTGATACTGCTGTCACTATCTCCCGCGCCCGCGTCTCGCAGCTTTCGCTGCAGGAGCAGGCTCGCGGTTTCTCGCACAAGTTCAACGTCAAGTCGTCCGATGTGGCGCTTGGTTCCGGTTCGACCGACACCGTGACCGTCACGCTGGGCGCCCTGCCGTCGAAGTATGTGCTTAACAACGCGCTGGTGAACATCACGACTGCCTTTACCGGCACGACGGCGTTCTCCATCCAGGTTGGCACCACGACCACCACCAACAGCCTTGTGACCGCTCAGTCGGTCCTGACGGCTGGCGTGCTGGCCGGCGTTCCCACGACCGCTACCATCCGCACGGCTACGGCCACTGCGAACCTGGTTGCGATCTTCACGAACGCGACGGGTGGCTCGCCCTCGGCCCTGACGGCCGGCGAGTTGGACATCTACCTCAAATCTGAAGGACAATCCGAGCATGTGTGCCAAGGGCTACCGGCCCAAGGTCAATCCAGCCCGCCACGGTCTGACTGGCGGCTGGCTTGGCAGTAAGGCATCTTGAGAACCACCCCCTACAGCAAGGCTCTTAGTCAGATCTGCAGCCTGATTGGCGTTCCGACAAGCCGTCTGACGACGGAGACGGCGGACAGCATCAACACGCTGTTCAACGCCAATGTGCGGCAGATCTGGGGGTCCGGCAACTGGCCGGATCTGTCCTTGTGGGGTGAGGCGCGGTTTGCAGGCAACCTGCTGACCTACGCCAACGATGTCAGTCAGACGAGCGTCTGGACGGCCACCAACGCTTCTATCACGGCCAATTCCATCGCGAACCCTGCCGACAACCGGACGACCGCCAGCAAGGTGCTGGAGACAGTTACGTCCGGCGAGCACAAGGTCGCCCAGGCCATCAGCGGCTTCCCCAGCACGGACTATCAGGCGTCCGTCTACGCCCGCCCGAATGGCCGGGATTACATCCGCCTGGCGGTCAATGACGGCACGACCACCTTCAGCGCGTTCTTCAACGTGCAGGCGGGCACGGTGGGCACGCAAGCGGGCGTCTCCTCGGCCAATATCCAGCAGTGCCCGAACGGTTTCTTCCTCTGCACCATCACGTACACGACGGGGGCTGCCTGCACCAGCCAGACCTACTCGGTCAACGTGTCCACCGATGGCAGCACCATCTCCTACGCCGGCGACATCACCAAGGGCGTGTATCTCTGGGGCAACCTGATGGTGCAGCGGACGAATGTGAGTCCCAACCAGTTCGTCGTTCCCTACGACCAGACTGGCGAGAAGGAGATTGATGTCCTGTTCCAGGCGTGGATCGACAATCCTGCGATGGTGACCTACCCGCGGCCGCAGGGGTATGTGGTGACCGACTCCGGCTTCCAGATGATTTCCACGGCTGGTGGATTCATGGGGACGAGTGGGTACGTCACGTATAATACCAACCCTGCCAACCCGGTCTACCTGTTCTACCGCCGTGCGCCTTACAACTACAGCGGGGACACGTTCAGCGCCACGGCGACCTATGTGGCGGGGCAGTACGTGTACTACACCCGCACGACGGGCGCCCTGACCGGGACATCGGATTACTGGAAATGCTTGGCCACGACGACTGCCGGACAGGATCCCGAGGACACTCCGTCCAAGTGGGAGTTGCAGGAACTGCCCGAGGCCATTGGTGGCATCTTGGTCTGGCAGACCTACGGCGACTGGCTAGTGCAGGACGGCCAGATGGACAAGGCCCAGCAGGCCTACCAGACCGCGGAGCTAAAGAAGCTCAACGAATGGGATCGCATCGAGCGCCAGATGCCGGACAACTTCCAGATGCAGGTCTTCACTCACGTAACCAGCCAGAATCGCTCCTGGTAACCACCTATCACCATGGCCTCGTTCAACCTCAACAACATCTTCCCCAAGCCGGCTGTCTACCGTGGCAGTTCCGTTGCTGATCAGCGCCTGGCCGTGAGCACCGCGGTGGTGCAGTTGTCCGCCTTTGGCGACACCACCAACATGGTGATGTTCGACATCCAGGACGCCGACGTGATGTGTACCATCGACGGCAGCACCCCGTCCGCGTCCAATGGGCACCGGCTCTATCAGGGCCGCGCCTACACTTGGAGCACGGCGATGGCGCAGGCGGCCAAGTTCATCCGTCAAGGTGGCACGGACGCCGCCATCCACGCCAGCGAGTGCCAACTGTGAACGTACTTGCCTCAGAGTTTGGCAGTGCGCTCAACGTCCTCGGCCAACGGATTGGCGAGGCGGACAACTACGGCACGGACTATCCCCTGTTTCTCACTACGGGCTATCTGTTGGAAGGCGGCACGACGGACAAGTTGATCGCCTCCAACGGGGACTTGCTCATCTTTGTTGAACCTTATCCCGGACCCTGACCATGGCTGACAAACGCATCAATGCCCTAGCGAATACGGCGCCGAGCACGGCCTCTGACGACTTCATTGCCGTAGACGGGACGACGAACGGCACGCGGAAGCTGAATGCGTTCAGCCCGACGTTCGGCGGCAACGCCCCGGTGACGGGCACGCTGACGGTGAATGGGGCGACTGCCAGCACCATTGCTGGTGGCGTAAACGTCACTCTTCAGGTTGGGAATACCTCTGCGGAGCAACGAGCGGTGATTGGCTGCACTCGTCGTCTAAACTATGGCGATGTGTTGTTTGGCCGAAATTTACAGGGTAAGTCCGCCTCGGATAATTACACCGCCGTAGCAACATCTGCCGGCACAGGATTTGGTGGGTTTGAGGTTCAAGATGGTGGTGTAGCTCGCGTTCTGGTAGGAACGGGAGCGACTACGGCTGGCGCCGATGTCACGCCTACGGTGGCGCTTAGTGCGAGCACTTCAGCCGTAAGCATCCCGCTAACCACCGCCTCCACGACCACCTCTACCGGCGCGCTGGTGGTGGGCAACGGGACGAGCGGTGGGCTGGGGGTGGGGGGTGCGGCGAATATTGGCGGGACGCTAAGTGTTGCTGACGGCGGAACGGTTTCCTCCGCTGGCACCGTAAGACTTGCAAACAACACATCTATTGGCTGGCGGAACGCGGCAAACAGCGCGGACATCTTCCTTACCGTCAATAACTCCAACATCTTCGCGTTTGGGTCCGGTGCGCCGGTGTATGTCAACAACACCACCGCCTCCACCTCCACCTCCTCTGGAGCCTTGGTGGTGAGCGGGGGCGTGGGGGTGGCGAAGAACGCCAGCATTGGTGTCAATAATTCTACCGGAGTTCTTCGTGTTTGCGACAACTCGTTTGGTTCCGATTATGTGGTTCTAACGACCGCAGGAACGGATGGTACTGGAACCTATGGGCTCTTCATCTCGCAAGCCAGCGGAACTGGACTAAACGCCCCAACCGGCCAAGTGGCGTCATTGCGCGTGAACAACGCCGCAATTGTTTCCGCCAATTCCGCCGGACCTATTTTGCAACTTACCGGAACGGCTCCGACGCTTACCGGAAATTCCAGCCTCACGTTTGAGTTTACCTCCAACACTTCGTTGACCCTCAAAATGCGGGGAAGCGATGGTGTTACTCGCTCTGCCTCAATCACGTTCTCCTAATCTCCTATGAATACCATCATCAATGTGCAGCCCGTGTCTGTCTGGACCCCGACCGGCACCAAGTCCGCGACCAAGTTCACGGCCCGCTACGTCAACTATCAGGGCGGCCCAGCCGTTGCCGACTGCGTGCTCCTCGACGCCGCTGGTGCGGAGGTGAGCGCCCAGCTCGTCAACGCCACCGAGGCGCAGACTGACGCTTGGACGGATGACGCCTCCTTCTACGCGGTGCTCGCCACCAACGCTGGCCTGACCCCCGTCTGATGACCCGTCCCAAGGAAGCCATTCGGGCTGACATCGTCGCCCAACTCCAGCAGCAGTCCCTCAACCTGCTGATTGAGTCTCTGGCAGAAGCCACCGCCAAGATCGCTGAATTGGAAGCCGCCCTGGCGGAAGCCAAGAAGCCCAAGGAATGACCCACAAGGAATGGACCGTTACCGCTCATACGGGCAGAATGATGACCAGCCGAAGCAGGTTGGTGACGGTGCATTCATTGGGGTGGACGAGTACAACGCCCCCGAGAACATTCGGGAGGGCAACGTCCAGAAGGCCGTAAACCACGACTTCTCCTCGCAGGACGCCAACACGCGGGGAGGGTTCGTGTGCCTGCCGGAGCTAGGGGCCAGTCCCTTCCGGCAGGTGTGGACGGAGCAGACTAGTGGGACGGCCAACAACCTTAGCGATGTCACTTACGGGCAGGGCCTGTATGTGGCTGTGGGCCAGTCCAGCACCATCCTGACCTCACCGGATGGGGTAACGTGGACAAGTCGTTCGGCTCCAGTCACGCTGAACATCATTGATGACGTTGCGTTTGCCAATGGTGTCTTTGTAGCTGTTGGATTCTCGGCATCTCCAATCATTTACTCGGCTGATGGTATTACATGGTCTATTGGATCTGGAACATCAACGGCTGCGGCAAAAGGCGTTGCGTATGGGAATTCCAAATGGGTCGTTGTTGCGAACCAAGCCGTTTACATCAGCACCAATAATGGAGTTTCTTGGTCGGCCACAATTTCAGTAACAGCACTGGCCAATGTTACTTCAGTTAGTTTTGCCAACGGATACTTTGTTGCGACCACCAGCACCCCTACGT